GGGAAACCCAAATTATCACTGGGTAGGTGATTGCGGATTCGGTCCTGGAGCAGATCGATCCACTGTAGGCGGTTTAACTGCTGCCTACGACAAACTGCAAACACCTGGGGACGTCACTCACGGTTGCAGGTCGTTCCTTACGGCTTTCGTTGAGAATTCCTATCTCAACAGAAAGTTTCAGTACGACCTGGCAACAAGAGAACTGCTCGTTGTAACAACGGCAGGTAATCGAGTGACATTCGTTCCTAAAAACTCAAAGACTGACCGATCAATCGCCGTTGAACCCAGATGGAATATTTTCTTCCAAAAGGGGCTCGGCCTCTACATTCGCAAGCGACTCGCTAGGTTTGGAGTTGATCTAAACGATCAGCAACAGAACCAGCGACTCGCAGGTGTCGGTAGTGCTAGCGGTAATTACGCTACTATTGATCTTAAGTCCGCTTCGGATACTGTCTCACGTGAGATCATCTGGGATCTATTTCCAGTTGATTGGGCAATCATGTTGGACCGCGTTCGCAGTCGGTGCGGGACTCTTGAAAAAGCAGTCCCATTCCGATATGAGAAGTGGTCATCCATGGGTAACGGCTATACTTTCGAACTCGAAAGTCTACTGTTCTTTGCCATATGTTCAGCGTATACAGACGATTTGTCCGTATACGGGGATGACTTAGTCGTCCCTACTGAGCATTATCATGTGATCGTCGAGGCTCTTTCAATCTTTGGATTTACAGTGAATGAAGATAAGTCGTTCTGCTCGGGTCCCTTCCGGGAATCGTGCGGATCGGATTATTTTAACGGGGTGATTTCCACCCCCATATACTGGAAAGATCCATTGAATGATAAAGGAACTCTTCGACTGGTTAACCAAATCAGCAGCCTTGCTCTTAGTCTTGGTAACGGTTCTTACCGTTGCCGCAGCCTTCGCAGGGTACATACTGATCTGGTCTACCGGCTTCCGAAATGTTTTCAAGTCAGAGGCCCCCGCTCTATCTCTACCTGCGTCCACGACTCTTTTGAGTCCTGGAACGCAAGAAAAAGATGGGGTTGGTGCGGCTGGTTCGTCTTCTTCAGCATCCC